GAGATTATGGAACCACCTCTAAAGGAGAGACGCTTAGGTTTGATAAATGGCTTAAAGACATTAAGGATTTATACAACGCCAAGCGTATTCCTAAAACGATCCCATGGAAATTTTCCAGTAATCGTAGTCTTCGCATAGCCGCTTCTATTTTAGACATGATTCATTCAAGGCTCTTTCCCGCCGTATGGAATGAGGATTTGACCCGTTGGCGTCCTGGAAACGCGGTCAATGCCCCGAAAGCCCAAAGAATAGAAAAATTTATGTCCTGGTGGGTGAGGGTTTGGTCGCCTATGTACGAATTTTATGATAAGTGGGTTAAGTACGTCGCGGGGATAGGTGACGGGCTGACCGAATCCTCATGGGAAATAGACGAGCTTGGGCAGGGGAAAACAGCCCGCCGCGTAATCCCAAAAGAAAATGTTTACTTTTTAAAAGGCGCTCGCGATATTCAAAAAGACCCGGTGATGATTCATGAAAAAATAATTTACAGAAAACTTGAGGAAGCTGAGAAAGTTCAAGGCGCTATAAACGTAACGGACAAATTATCGGCGCTATTTACGTTCCCTCGGTCGCTTCTGGAAACGGCCCCGAATACAGAGAGGTTAAACTAAGAAACGAGGAAGTGGAAGTCATCCGGTGGTACGGAAACTTCGACTACAACAAGGATGGGGTCGCTGAGAATATAAGAATCATGATTTCACCGGAGCATAAACTTTATCTCGGCGGCATTGACATGGTGAACGTCACTTCCTCCGGAAGAAGGCCGATTAACTTTAGAAAGTACGACAATTACCTGGACAGACTGGACGATTTGGACGGAGAGGGAATTCTTTTTAAATGCAAGGAACTGGCTGAAGAAGTGGACGCCATCTTTAACCAAATGTCAGACGCCCATACTTTGGCGGTTTTAAAGCCTTTCTTCTACGACCCTTCCGGCGACGTAGATGCCCCAGCGATTGTTTTAGGCCCTAATAAAGGAATCCCCATCACAGACCCTTCAAGAAATGTTTATTTTCCGCCTTTTGATATTCCGACAGAGCGTTTAATAAACGCGATTCGTCTTGTGCTGGAATTTATCGAAAGACTGACCGCTGCTTCCGAGTACATCATGGGAAGGGAATCCTCGATTGTCGGCGGTTCTGGAACGGCGACAAGGACAAACGCCATCATGCAGTCTGCCGAGATTCGTTTTACGCTTCCTTCCGAGAGGCTCCGCCAGGGAGCGGCGGATATCTTAACAACGGAACTTGATTTGATTCAGCTCAATCTTCCGGAAGGTTTTGAAAACCTTGTTTTAGGCGAGGACGGAGAACCAATCTTTAAACAAGGCGAGCTTTCGGACAAAGGGCTTTCTGGGAAGTTTACCGCTTACTTACTTCCTGACCCAAGCATGGGTCCAAGCAAACCGAGAGAGAGCTTATGGCTATGATTTATTCGATTCTCATGCAAAATATCATCGTAGGGACAGACCCCGCGAAGATTTATCAAGTCACNTACGATTANCTCAAATCTTACGGATTAGAAGACCAGGCNAAAAGATATTTGGGCCCAGCGCCTTCGATNGATGACATTGATTCNCCNGAGGACGAAAACACATTAATGATTCANGGNGACTTTAAACGTGTAAAAGCCAACATCGCCGAGAACCATATCGAGCACATCATGAAACATACGGAGNTGATGCAGAGTCCGGCTCTTTTGCAAATACAAAAAACNGCNCCNGCCCTNGTCCAGCAAATTATCACTTACAATCAACAACACATCCAGGAGCACATGGGATTAATGCAACAAATGATGTCACTTATGAATAAAGCCAATAAAATGGGAGCCGAGAAAAAAGGGGGACAGAATGGAAATTCTATCGGAGGAGCAGAAAAAACAGGCGAGGCAGATGCTGGCTTCGGAAACATGGAAAATAGCCAGGGGCCTCTTGGAGCGGCTCTCAATCAAAAAAGAAAGGGAGAAAGCGGAAAGTCTCCGAGCGCATAGTTTTGATTTGTCTAACCGTCTACAGGGTATCTTGGACGGAATAGATTACGCCATAGATACCATTGAGAGCATGGCACTCAAAGAAAAAGCCATAGAAGAAGGCCCTATATACTAGGAGAAAACAATGCCTGAACCGTTAAAAGTCGAGATTGTGGAGACGAACCCCGCAAGCTCAGAACCTAAAGCGCCAGTCGCTCAAGTTGCTCAAAAAGAAGAACCTAAGTACGTAAAAATCGAAGACTTGGAGAAAATCAACCAATCGATTAAAAATACCAGGGAGTACAACGACAGAAAGCTGAACGAACTGGGAGAAAAGCTGGATCGCCTTATCCCAAAACCCAAAGAAGCCGTTCCGGACGATTTGGATGAGATTGTCCAAAAAGACTGGAAGCTCGGAGTTCGTAAAGTAGTGGAAGGGGTTTTAAATGAGCAAACATCCAGGGTTAACGCTGAGACATCCGCTCAGGCGGATGATAGAATCCGGAAGGACTCTTTGTCTAAAGTTGTTCTTCGCCACAAGGAACTTACCGACAGTTCATCCGAGAAATATGCGGAATTTCAAAAGGTTCTGGCTGAGAATCCGGACTTCGTTACAAACCCGCGTGGCCCTCTCCTTACCATGTACGAAATGGAAAATCGGCTGAATGCGCGTGGTAATATAGACTCAAGAGAAGCGGGAGACAAAGTAAACAAAGAAACTCGTTCGAGAGCGGCTTCGATTCCGTCAGGGACTTCACCAAGTCAAAAGTCCTATTCTTTAAATAAACAGGACTTGGACTTTTGCAAGTTGAACGGGATTAACCCTGAAAATTACAAACGCTTAAAAGGCCAAAGAGAGGTTTCAGCCTAACATGGAAAACAAACCTGAACTTAACCAAGAATTTAGAGATTTAAGAGAATTAAAAGAAACTCCAAAAAATCCTGAAAACCATCCGATAATCATCCAAACCGAGATTGACGCGTACATCTCTGAGATTGTGCGCGGAGGCCCTCAGTCTCCGGAAGAAATCCAAGTCAGGGATTACACTCCCATCAACGGAAGGCATCGTCTCTCAATGCCTGTCGAAATAGAAAAGAAATATGGTCGTAAGTACGCTTTCCGTTGGATAAATAAGAAAAAGGATTGGATTGACCGCGCCATTCATGTCAGGCGCTGGCTCATCGTGAACCGCACCTTATTCTCTGACATGCCAAAATATTTATTCACCGCTAATGGCACTATAGAAAACGGTGACACCATCCTCGGTTTTATGCCGATTAGAGAAGCCGAGAGACTCCGACGTGAACCGGCTGAGCTTTCAACAGCCAGAATTAAGGATTTGCCCATGGAGAAGTGGAAGGACAAAAGAGAAGACTCGCCCTTCTACAAGCCGGATTTAGGCTCAAGCGAGAAAGACGGCGAAATGGTTACAGCCGGTGTTATGCCGGATGTTCAAACAACCAAAACCGAATAAGGAGTAATTTATGGCTAACGACCAAGGGAAAAATTATGGGGCAAGACCCATAACCCAACCGGACTCGCCGCCCAAAATACTTTATTATCGAGTTGAAACCGCATCCACCATTCAATACTTCCGTGGACAGTTTGCCGTCTTAAATTCAAACGGACGTGTTGAGACTGTTGTTGCCGATAATTCCGGCGGCAGATTGTCTTGTGGCGTGATATGGGATTTTCTCGATCTTGATTTAGCTGGGCCTCCGTCTGGAATGAATAGTTTGACCCAAGGAGCTTTCCTTCCTGCGAGCACTGACGCTTTTGCTGGGGTTATTTATGACCCTCAGCAACTCTATATCATGGAAGAAGGAACCGCCGGGACAGCAATTAACATTTCTTCTTTAGGTTGCGGAGTCTCTTTCACCTATATCGCGACAACCGGAAATACTACTACTGGGATTGCAAATTCCATTATTAGTACCTCGGCTGCGGGTGTGACGACTCAGAATCTATTGCAGTTAATGAGTATTTATAACGTCGTTAATGACGACGGCACGATAAATGCGCCCGGTGATTCGTGCAAATGGGTTGTGAGAATTCAACGGCATCAGTTTGGCAACGCGGGCNTTTCAATTCCGCAAGCCTTAACGGGATAAAGGAGACTAACCATGAATCGTTCTGATTTTAATAAGAGCGTGGTTCCTGGCTTGTTCGACTTTATGTCGTCAAGCTACAAGCCTCGCTCAGAGGAAAAAGTAAGCTACCAACTTCTAACAGGTGGCGCTCCGCGTGAATCTCGGCGTGCTTACGAACAAGGCGCTTATTGGGGGGCTTTGGGTCTTGTCCCNAATAAGCCTGAAGGTCAAAGCATTGCTTATGACAATCCTGTTCAAGGNCCAACAAAAACNTGGACTCATAAGACCTATGGGTTGGGTGTCAGGATTACAGAGGAACTCATCGAGGACAGTCTTTACCCCGAAATCCCGACAGAGATGAAACAACTCTCAGAGGAAATAGGGAAGTCCTGCCGTGAAACCATCGAAATCCTGATATGGGATGTCGTGAATAACGGCACAGGCACGACAACTCACACCGATGGCTTGGCAGTCGCTATCTTTGGAACCGCTAAGGTTTTATTGCGTGGCGGAACCTGGGCGAATCTTTTGAGCCCCGCGTCTGATTTGTCGGCAACGGCGCTTCAAACGTCTTTGGATACTTTTGAGAATACCAGAGATGACGCCGGAAAGATTCAGATTATTAAAGCCTCGAAGATATTCGTTAACCCCGCGAACGCGTGGAAGGCGAAAGAACTTCTGAATT